CTGCATTTAAACTTTGGCCTGGAAATTTTGCATCCAGATATGTTGAAAAGGTTTGAAAATCCATATACCAATCATAGTAATTATCAAAGTCATTAACTAAAAAGAATGTCCAGTGTAAATTACCATCGCCGTAGAGTTTAGATGCAACGACATCAGGTCGTTCTCCGTCTAATATCTCATAGTATTGATATTCAATTAAACTATCAAGTGCCGCACTTTCTACTCTTGCCTTTCTAAAGAAATCTTTAATCGTAACAATCTTACCTGTATTAAGGGTATATTGTAGTTCAGGAAAATTTTTAAATAATTGATTTGCCATGATTAACCCCCACTTTCCGTTTGGCCTGCTTTAGCTTCAGCCGCGGGGTTTTCACTTTCCATGCCTGTCCCCAGTAGCTTTTTAGTCGCCGCGCTGGCCACTGGAGAAATCGTCTGATAGGATTCTTGTGTTAATAGTTTGATTTCTTGGAATGTCAGTTTCATTGATGAAGATAATGGTTGACCATTGGGAAGGGTAGCATTTGTATTACCATTAAAGTGATCAACATCACAAGAAGTGCAAACCATTGGTAGAAATCCATCTATCTTATCCGCGATAGGCCCATCGAACTCAACATGAAAAACATTTGGAAAATTAAAATAATTTTCAACACCCCATTCCGATTGCTCCGCAGTTGCATCAAGTTCTGCAGTTCCCCATGTCGCACCAAATGTATCGGGTAGTAATGCACTTCTAAATCTGTATATAATTTGATTGACCATCTCTGCTTCTGCTTCATTTTTTGGCCAGAATTCATATGCAAACGAGAATTCTCTAAATTCCACCCCTTCAAAGAGTGCTTCTTGCATAGGGTTGGAAGCTCTACCTTGCCTTACATTCTCCAACCCGCCAGTAATATTATTCATGAACTGCATCACTTGATTCGCTATCAGTACTCCCGCACCGTCTTTTGCGGCATCTATAGCTAAAGCTGGGCCGCCAGCTTTCCCTCTAAAAGCATTAAATATTTTATTAAGTTGTCTAGTTCCTAATCCAAAGTTCTGCTTGGAGTAAGTTGCAGCTGTAGTACTAGCAAGGCCATCAGGAACATACAAGGATATCTCACACACTCCACCATTAAGCATACTGTTATTATTAGCACCCCCATGTTCGTTTTGTTGCTTCCTTGGAAATATACTGAAAACTATGTAATTATCCAACCAATCACCCAATGGATACATAAGAGCTGGTAAATCGCCCTGCGGGGTTTTGTTCATTATACTATTTCTAACTTTCATACTTGCCATGGGGCCATTTTGAGTTCGAATTCTAGATGCAAAAAGAGCTTTCTTGGCTGCTTTTGATTCTTCCCCAAGTTTGTCTGTTTGACTTGTATAGTTTAGACTTTGAAGTTTAGATGATATGCCTTTCAAGGACTTCAGAGCAGATTTTGCTTTGTTGACCTTGTTGATTAATTTACTGATTGATCCCATGTGTTATAAATACCTGAAAGAAGTTATTAGAGTTTTTATTATTTATGTCTTATAAAGGTAGGTTTAGTCCAAAGAACTATAAAAAATATAAAGGAGACCCCACAAAGGTCTTTTATCGATCTTTATGGGAACGGAAATTTATGCATTATTGTGATAACACCTCATCTATCCTAGAATGGAACAGTGAAGAGATAATTATTCCATACATCTCACCCATAGATAATCGAACACATCGATACTTCCCTGACTTCTATATCAAGAAAGTGACTGTATCAGGAAAAATCGTGCGAGAGATTATTGAAGTAAAACCCAAACGACAATGTTCACCCCCCAAAGTTCCTAAACGAAAAACTAAAAGATACATGACTGAGGTTGCAACATATGGTGTCAATCAAGCAAAGTTTATGGCCGCAGAAGAATATTGTAAAAATCGTAAGTATAATTTTAGAATATTGACCGAAGACCATCTTACCTGAGTATAAATAGTACTATGGCAGGACTATTCGAAAAACTCAGTAAACTAAAACCCACAGAACTGGCAGATCATTCTACAGAAGCATTGAATTGGTTTAGACAGACAATTAGAAAGATGCCTAAAAGAAGGGATGTACTATATGCTGAAGGAAGTAGAGTAAGTAGTATTGTAGAAGGGAATATGTACATGATGTTCTATGATGCTAAGACTAAAGAGAAGTTACCGTATTACGATATGTTTCCTTTAGTAATTCCATTTGATATTCTTAAAGATGGGTTCTTGGGTATTAATTTACACTACATTGCTCCTAGATATAGAGTAATGTTATTAGATGAATTGTATAAACATGAGAACAATACTAAAGAGGGTGTACTCCTAACTTACAAATTATTACAAAAAATAACTCAATTAAAATATGCAAAGCCTTGTCTAAAGAGATATCTTACCAGTCATATTGTTAAAGTCCCTGTAGAAATAGAAAAAGATTTTTGGGATTTAGCTGCAATGATACCATCTGGTAAGTTTGCAACAGGCTCTATCTCTAAAAGAATAAATACTAACACGGTATACGCAGAATCTAGGAACAGGTGGAATTAATGGCAAATATAGACGAACTAAAATATAACTTCGATGTCGGTGCAAGAGGGAACCTTTTCGATGTTCAATTCTTTTTACCATCTATTTTTGGTGGTAAAAAAGCTGCTTATCAAACACATGAGCCAATCACCAAAGAAGATGGAAATCCTGTTGAGACGACATCGACTGGAGCAGGGATCATCACTGCGGTTAAGGGTGGGTCAGTAGATGAAGTAACCACGGTGGATCATCCAGCGACATGGAGTGCTTCTCAAATGGGTATAAGAGTGGAATCATGTTCTTTGCCTGGCAGAACGGTAGATACAAAAGGTTGGTCTGAACAGGGTGCAGAAAGACAAATGCCTACTGGAAAAGTTGATGACGGTGGAAAAATAAACTTTACCTTTATCTGCGACCAAAGCTTTGCAGACAGACTAATAATAGAAGCATGGCAATCAATAATATATTCTGCTAATGGGGGAAACTCTTCAATGCCTAAGTTTGCATGGTATGATGATTACAAGGGAGAAGTAAAAGTTATTCAACATAGAAAAGATAGAAAAGACAGTGAAGATTTAAAAAGAAATGCACTAGAATATAGACTGTTTGAAGCATATCCTATTTCATTTGATGAACAGGCTTTAGACCAAAATGAAAAAGGTATTATGAAATTTAAATGCACACTTGCATACAGGTATTGGGAATCAAAATACATCCCAGCCCCTGAACGATCTGCACTAAATAAAGGAAGAGTAATATTAGATGCACTACTTGAGGGTAGTAATCTATTAAGTAGGTTTGGTAAAGAAGGAAAAATTCGTAAAACTTTAACAAACCTTGATACAAGAACCACCCAGATTAATAATTTATTCGGTGGTGGATAATTACAATATGGAGTAAATTATGGGATTACCAATCCAAAAGGCACCTAAATTTAAGTGTCAACTTAGTGATGGGAAGGAAGTTGAATTTCGACCATTTCTAGTAAAAGAACAGAAGTATCTGTTAATTGCGAAGGAAAGTATAAGTGGCACTGAAGTACTCAGTGCTATAAAGGCTTTAATAACTGGAGTCACCGAGGGAAAGGTAGATGCAGATAAACTACCAATCTTTGATTTAGAATATTTGTTTCTACAAATTAGATCAAAGTCCATCGGAGAATCAGTTACTATAGATGTTTACTGTAAAGAACTCGAATGTAGTGGAACAGGATCAACAACGGTAGACTTAAATGAAGTCGGAATTGTATACCCTGAAGATAAAGTAGACGCTACTGTAGAGTTGTCTGAGACACTAGGTGTAACACTTCGTTACCCTACAACCAAACAACTTGCTGAATCTGAAGATATAGAAGATAGGGGAGATAAATTAATAGCACTACTTTCTTATGGAATTGAAACGGTATTCGATAATGAAACTGTATACACTGTAGATGAGATTGAGAATTCAGAATTAATAGAGTTTGTCGAGAGTTTAAATTTAGACCAAGTTGAGAAACTTCAAAAGTTCTTTGATTCAGCACCATCTCTTCAAGAAGAGGTGGAGTATAAGTGCGATAGTTGTGGGACTTTAAATACTACAACACTGAAAGGTCTACAAAGTTTTTTTTAATAGCTCTTTCTCATGAAAGTTTAGTAAATTATTATACTATTAACTTTCAATTGATGCAACATCATAAGTACAGTTTAACAGAACTAGAAAATATGATACCATGGGAAAGAGAGATATATGTATCTCTGTTGCAAAATTGGTTAGAGGAAGAAAAAGAACGTGCGATGCAACGGAAGCAAGACCAAGGAAGATAATGATAGTATGATTTAATTATGTGTCAGTGAAGTGATTTTTTAATTTTTAATATAGAGGAATAAAAATGAGCGACGATGACGATAAGAAATCGGGTGGTAATGAAGTTGAAATAGACTTAGATAAGTACATGGCACTTATCGAAAAACTCGATGACCAAGAAGACCGAATCAAGGAGATGAAGGAAGATGCTGTTAAAGCAAGAAATCAACTTGAACCACCTAAGAGAACATTTGGAATGTTGTTCCTAGATGATAACGATGTTAATGAAAAAGCAATCATAGGATTCACTTCATTCGCATTGATGGTCGTATTTGGATTAACAGATTTAATTACAGCACTAGCATTTGATATGGACTTGAAAGTATCTGAAACTATCTACACATCATTTGTTGTAGTTACACTAGGTGCATTCGGTATATCAGAAGCCGGCAAAGCATTCGGGAAATAAAGAGAAAAAATAAATGGCAGAAAAAACTCCCATAGAGGTTTATAATAAGAGTCTTGTAGACGGTGCTAAAGATATTGAGAAATCAGTATTAGGATTAAAACGGCCCTTTAAAGACCTTATACACCAAACATCGTCAGTCAATAGTGAGCTGGGCAGAATTGCAAAAGATGCTTTAACAGGTGAAGTCGATACTTGGAAAAGTATGAGAAATGAATCCAAGAAAAAAGCAATTATTAACGCTACATCAGAATCAAAAGACTATAAAGCAGCTTCGGAACGAGTAAAGGAAAATTTTAAAACCCAAGCAGAAGACCTAACTAAAATAGCAGAAAATCGTAAAGCTCTTCTTCAAGAATCAGAAGATAAACTTGCAAATGATACTGCTTTAGCTAAACTAGATAAAGAAAAATTAAAACTTGCGGAAGAACATGGCAAAAAACAGATGCGAGATGCAAAAACTGGCCAGCTGTTAGGATACAAAGCCAGTCAACAAGCATTGCAAGATAAAGTAAATGAAATATCAGAACGCAAAAAATTATTAACAGCAGGTTTGGATTCTCAATTAGAGAATCTCGATTCAGAAGAAGAACAAAAGAAAAAGTTCAACAAGAATGCACGACTAAAAGATGAAACTTTTATGTCTGATGCAAACCAATCAGCCGAAGAGAGACTTGGAGAGCTTGATGAGGAAAAGGGAAGTTTTACCGATGGTCTTAAAGAATTAAGTGGTGGAGTACTTGATATTACTGGGACTTTAGATATGGTTGCCAAAAAGGTTAATGCTGTTAAAGGTATATTTGGTGGGTTCATGGCAGCTGGTAAAGCAATTTCTGATGGTGCCAAGTCAATGACGACTAAGTTTTCAGGCCTATTCTCAAAATCAGTAGAAGATGTAGTAGACTCAAATGAAGAACTATCTGATGAAATGGATGAAACCAGTAAGGGTCAACGAAAACTTTCTGGCAAAAAAGGCCTTAAAGGACTGATGAAAGGTTTCCCCCCAGTATTCATAGGTCTTGCCCTACTAGCTGGTTTGTTGGCATTATTATATTTCAAATTTAAACCCTTC